GCCCTGCCAGGACACCACGGGAAAACCCGGGAGTCTTAGTTGCTGTGAACCCCCCTAGGATTAAATCCTAGAACCCAGACTATTGTGCTGGGACCCAACGGCGTTTTAGTGATACTGCGCCGTGCAGTGCGAAACGCTCTAAGTGTTTATCGTCTCTCATAGCAAGTGGGTTTCGCAACCCTTCAAGCTTGAGTAGACTTGCACTCAGTGCAGCGTAATCTTCCAGTCTAGATTTTCTATAGACAGGGCTTGGAACCAATGCCTTCACTTCGAAGCGTTGGAGTTTCCGATTCCATCTTTCAACGGAACGGTAACCAAGGTAAGATATACGCCCTAACCCTGAGGTCCTCTCAGATAAGTAAGGCAAAGACCCTACTATCGATTCTATTTTATCAAATAGAAACTGAGCAGTCCGCCAGTAACCTCGTTTGTAAAAGAGGTTAGCGGTGGCTGTCCATGAGATTAACCTTTCCGGTTGACGCTTGTTCTCAGGAGGCATAGTTCCGAGGTAAGTGGGTGAAACCACTTCCCCGTTATATGCATCAGTGCCACATGACTCTCGAAACCTTCCGGTTAAGAAAGTCTTGGCAGTATTCACCTTGCAGTTGTATTGCTGCAGGCAATCGAGAACAAAGTCCGCATCTGCGCTGGGGACGATAATATCGTCTCCATACACAAATAACGCTCGCGAAACCTTTTTACAGTTTCGCCGCGTCACTTGGAGGTTATGCTTAACAAGTCGGGCCATTACACATATTGTGTAAAAATACATGGCTTCGATTGGAAAGCATAGAGCAGAACCCATCGATGCAAATTTGCGCAATGACACAATAGTGCCATCAGGCAACTCTGCACGCGTCGAACGGCAAGCTTCAATCGCACCTAGAAGGTCCGGGTTTGACTGAAACATCCTCAATGCAAGATCCAGAGGAACTCTGTCACTCGCATCAGACAAGTCGATCGTTGCTAACCGACCCGACCTCGACGACTCAATCGCAAGCTGCTGATTTATAGACTGATCCGTAAAATTTACGTGACCGGCCGTCAGCGGGGATGATTCGAGAATAGAATAAATCCTATCTCGAATACCTTGTTGTGCATATTGCATACAACAAGGTTCCACTGCGATGATTCTTGGTCCTTTTAGCGTTTTCGGAACAGGAGTAACCGTAACAGGCTGCTCCTCTTCTTGGCAAATTATCGAAACGGACTGAAACTCCCTCGAGTTAGTCTCGATACCCAAAGGGTAAGCAAGACCAACAAAGGGGAAGTAATGTTCCAGTCGATCGTGCCATCTATGCCATATAAACTTCCGATTACCGGAACGTTTATCGGCCGTAGATCCAGGTCCGTGATGTGGAATGCATTCGCTAAGGCAAATATTAGCCATAGGAACGTCCCACAACACATGACAAACCTTGTCAAATATTGCAAGGCTGTCAGCTTGGACTGAAAACTCGCTAAACGACTGCTCATTCTTCTTGAACATCTCGAGCGCTCGCAGTATCCTGTTAGGGGTACAGTCGAGCTCAATCTTCTTGAAAGTGAGACATATTTGTCGCACAGATTCAACCAAGACTGAGATATCACTCGGAAAGTGTTTATCACTTTGTTCATGAATTAAACCTCCTGTCTCTCTGTTAAAGATGTGACTGGTTATACCTTGCAAAAATGCAGGGATTAACCCAATTTTTCGGAAGTTCCGAAACATTGTTGAGTCAATATACCCCAAGGCTAGGCTTCTTTCGAAGTCCTTGCTAAATTGAGGTAGTGTTATCGTTAAAAACGATACACCTTCATCTTTAACTCGTGATCTCAACGTTACGAGATCACGTAAATCAGAGACGTCAGCGGAACACTTGCTAGTCGCATCTTTATAGATGTGAATAGCTAACTCAACTAGATCACTTACGTTGCTTTTCAAGATACCCCCATTTCTGGAGGAGATCTTCAAGCCACGTAGTCTTCCTCAATTGATGCCATATGGCACCAATTAATCGGTACCAACGGCACGTGAAAGCTGTATTTAGGGTAAGAATTGAACAGTCGTCTTACGACTCCTGTCCAAAGAGCTTACCTACAGCCGTGCTGTCAAGCCAGGTATTTAACCCGGCCACGAGGTAGCCCAACTGAGCGGATGTAAATCCGACAGATGGTCGATCAACAACGACGTAATAGGTCAGAGTCTCATAATCGTTCACAGAAGTGAGCGGGTCTGCGACAACTGCCCTTTGGTCGATCCGGACCATAGACCGAACTCGGTCTGATCCGGTTGGTTGATGTGAAATGATGAGCTTAAATGTCTCATCATTCATCTGATAAACCGATTTCTTCCCGTCGTTTTCGACGCGAGGCATCGATTTAGCTGCCCCATTGACTGTTACCGATTGTGGATCGGAAAACATAGTGGTTGACCTCCATTGAATTATGGACTATAAACCCTAGTTAATCCGTTAATTGTCCAGTTTAACGAACTGTTCAAAAACCAGGGAAGATTGTTACTTTTAGCTTTGCCCGAACAGGCAGGGAGATCGACGAAAGGACGCAACCGCTTCCTTATCTTCGAGTTATCCCTATAGCTGCAAGTAACGCTAACTGCTTGGGAGATAAAGATTCCCAAGACAGGCCGAATCCGAAAGGAGCCTCAGCCTCTTTGCGTTGTTTGACCCCGATAAATCGGGTCCATTCCAACACTTTTGGTCCACCAGACGAAGCCACAAACGGCAATATCTGCCGAAAATGGTACGTCTTTTCTTCGGTGTGACACAGAAAGAGGTAGGTTGCGGCCATGTTATCGAGAAGTTGATCATTGAGCGCACTTACCGTGCGTCCACTGTTCGAAACCCAATCGATAAGCCATGTCCACTTGATTGACTTGTATACATTCGCAGGACTTATTCTAGCACCGTGAATCGCCAATTGGCGACGTGCGGCTCCTAAAACACCAAGTGCTTCAGGATTGTTAGAATCAAAGTATGGAATGTAATACCGAAATCGACCCACGCTATGCGCGTGAATTTTACGCATCAGTGTTACCTCATAAGAGGGCTGTGCGGAAAACATGCTTTGGATGAAGGCAATATTACCTGGTGAAACCAGACAAAGATTGTCCCCTCCAAGCACGGTTTCTTCGGTATGATTTAACAAGGTGACGCGTCTCCGTTGATCTTTTCCGTTATTCGCAGAAATTCTGCGAATTTTTTCATCGGAATTAATGATATTGTCGCATGTTGCTTCAATA